TGTCCGCCGTGATGTCGGTGGAAGTAATCGGTTGGTTGAATTGGACAGTACCCGTGACGCTGTGAGCATCCCCAGCAGCATTACCGATAGTCGTGTTGCCATCAACCGTGAGCGTTCCATCAATCTGTGTATTGCCATCAACATTGAGGTTACCGTCTACGTCAGCATTATCTGTAATGTTGACAGTACCGCCTGCTGAATCCAGGATCAGGTTACCAGCAAGAGTGCCGATTTCATTTGCAGCATCAGTACCGATTTTCAGGTCACGAATGTTTGCTCTCTCGCCAACAGTCAGTGCCTGGTTGAACTGAACAGTACCAGTGACAACGTGTGCATCACCAGAGGCATTACCAATGGTGGTGTTGCCATTGACTTGTAATGTGCCAGCAGCAAATGTATTACCAGTCTGTGCATCTACTGTAAAGGTAGCAGCAACAGCAAAGTCATCGGTGACATCCAGAGTGCCAGTAATATCTACGTTTCCACCAAAGGAACCGTCATCAGTGACAATCAGATCATCACCAACGCGAAGGTCAAGACCAATACCAACACCACCACCAACGATCAGAGCGCCGCTAGAAGGAGTTGTAGTGTTAGTGGAGTCAAAGATTTTCAGACTACCAATATCCAGACCAGATCTCGTACCAGCGAATGCTTCGGAAGAGTTGGTTGCATTGTGATAGAAAGCATAGCGAGAAGCAGAGTTATCCCAACCGAAGAAACCAACCTTCGCTGAGGAATCATAATATCTAAACTCAATACCTCTGTCCTTAGCATCTCCGCTTGAAGGAGCAGTGTCACCACCCAGAGTGAAGACGGGATCGTCTAGGGTCTGTGTAGTGGAGTTAATAGTTGTAGTTGTACCATTAACAGTCAGGTTACCTTCCAGAATTGTGTTGCCATCAACAGTCAGATTCTGGTTGATAGTGACGCTATCAGTAAATGTACTTACAGAGTTGACTGTAAGAACGTCAGTATTTGCATCACCGATAGTTACATCGTCAGTGAAGCGTGAGTGATCGTTAAAGGTTGCATCACCATGGACTGTCAGTGTACCAGTGCCTTGACCAACACGACCGATGATAGTATTACCATTGTCGAAGTCAATAGAGAACTGAGTCTGTGCAGCACCGTTATTAACGTTGAATACTTCGTTGTTGCTCTGTAAGATTACAGAATCGTAGATAGTTGTTTGACCATCGACCACCAAAGTAGAATTGAAATCAACGGCACCGTCAACGTTAAGAGTGGAATCAAAATCGACAGTTGCGTTGACCGTAAGGTCGTCGGTGAAAGTAGTATCCGAATTAATAGTGAGGGTGTCAGAAGCAGCATTACCAAGGGTAATGTTTCCGTCAACTTGTAGAGTAGATTCAAAGTGTACACCAGATCCTACGTCAAGTGTACCACGGATGTCAGTTGAACCGTTGGTAGACAGAACAGTGAACTTATCTTGTGATCCGTTGGTAATCTTGAAATACTTACCAGTGGTGTCGAGAGTAATGTCATCGTGGAAAGTAGCATCCAGATCAACATCCAGAATGTCGTTCAGTGTTGTAGCACCATCAACATCTAACGTGTTGTTGAATGTTACTCCACCATCAACATCAAGGGTGCCATCCGAATGAGTGTTACCGTTATCAGTATCGATAACAAACTTCTCGGCAGTTCCATCAGTAATAGAGAAGACAGTGTTAGGACCAACGATCCTTACGTCATCTTCAAATGTAGTGTCAGAGTTGACCAGTACAGTATCACTAGATGCGTTACCAAGAGTAACGTTGCTATCTACTTGTAGGTCGCCCTGAGTATAGATGTTGCCGTTAGCGGCAGTAACAGTAAACTCACCAGAGTTAATATCAAAGTCATTAGCGATGTCAACAGTACCACCGATGTATACGTTCTCGGAGATACCAACACCACCAGTGACTACCAGGGTGCCAGTCGAGGTAGATGTGGATCCTGTGTTTGTTGTGAGCCTGAGGTTACCAGCAATGAGAGGAGCGTCAGTACCAGCATAAACCTCATTGGTGTTAGTCGCGTTGTAGAGGAACCGATACCCGCCAGTGCCAGTCCATATGTTAGCGTCTGCATAGTCTTCATCCCAACCAAAGAAACCGAATCTTTCCTGGGTATCATAATATCTGAACTCGATACCACGATCCAGGTTGTCATCTAATGTTAACGTATCTTCACCACCAAGTGTGATGATGGGATCTTGGATAGTCGTCGTGACACTGTTGACGGTAGTAGTCGTGCCATCAACTTGCAGGTCACCACGGACTCTTACCAGTCCAGTAACATCGTCATCATCATTAGGATCCAACACCATTGTAGCGTTGGTGGTGGATAGAACGTTGTCTTGGAAGTGGTAATCTTCCACGTTCACTCTGTTGTCTACGTGAGTAGCAGAGATAGTAATATCATTTTCAGCCGTAATGTTCAGCAGAGCATCACCAGAACCAGCATTAGTTGCCTGAATAAGGAACGTACGATCGGTAGCAGTGTTCTGAGTATGCTGGATGGTTAGGTTACCATCGCCGTACTTATCGATGATCTGAGCAGTAGCGCCATCCAGATCGATATTGGGATCAGAATAATAGGAACGGACGTTGACATCAATCTCACCAGCGCCAGAGTCCCCTGTATTGTTAGCCCCAAACAGAAGATTACCGCTCGTATCATTAACTTTGATATAGTTAAGATAGTTGAATCCTCTGTATCCAGTGGTTGCAGTAAGTTCCTGATCAAGTTCAAAATTTTCTACGGTGTTACCGTCAGCGAAACCAATACGATTGTTTTGCAGTTGCAGGTTATCGACACCACGTTCTGCAATCTTGACGAAACCACCTTGGATATCATTACCATGATCCCATGCAGTTACATCAAAGTCTTCTTGGGAGAAGGATGCAAGACCCTTCTGAGGAGTCAGAGCAGATCCGAGATATCTCCAAGAGCCTGTATCGGAGGTGTCTGTGTGTGTCGGTTCACCGCCGCCAGCGTTAATAGGAAGGATAGCCTCATACAGGCGATCATTCGAGTTCTTGACCTTATCATATCGAACGTATGCAGTAGCATTATCATAGAGAGGTGCCAGAGTACCTTCTCTTGCAGTAGAGATAGGTGCAGTCTGGGCATAGGTCAAACGACCATATCTGTCAACAGTAAACTCAGTAGTGTTAACAGTCTGGTGAATAGATGCAGTCTCAGCAACAGAAGTTTCTGGTTGATCCAGAGATACAGAACCAGTCGGGTTGTAAGAACCAATAACGACAGGAGTATCTGCCAGGTCTACCAGCGGGTTACCAGACTGACCGTTAGCGTTAGAGGTAATAATACGACCAGGAGCACCTGTCACCTGACGTGTGGCGTATGTACCAGATCCAGTTCTGGTCAACATACCGATGGTTGTGATACCAACGATAGCAGTCAGGTTAGGGTCTAAGGTCTGTGCATCAACGATGCCATATCCAGCAAGAGTTGTGGGGTTGTCACCTGTAACAACACGACCACGAGAGTCAATAGTAAGTCTTGTGTAGGTTGCCTGAGCAGTTAGATCGTTAGGATCGTAGTGTGGCAGACCAGGTTGGTAGTTCAGTTCTGCCGTGATGTTGATGTTGGCGGAACCGTCAAACGATGCAGAACCTGACATGTCACCCGTCAGGGTGAAGTTTCTAGCGTTGGCAAGTCTGGTCGCAGTAGCAGCGTTACCGATAAGTGAGGCAGTAATGGCACCTGCTTCAAAGTTACCGTCAGCGTCTCTCTTTACCAGAGTGTTAGCGATGTTGGAGTCTGCTTCCAATGGTCGCTCATATTTAAGCGAGTTCCATTGGGTAACACCGTCACCGATTTTCAGACGCGAGGTATCTAGTTCGATACCAAGTTCGCCTTGGGCGAGGATTGGGTTGACGTTTGCCCACTGCTGTGCGCCGTCACGTCTTAATTGGATTCTATTTGCCATTGCTTATTAACGCTAGCAGGGTCAAGTGTCTCTTTGTCTATTTATACCCAAAACAAAAGAGGACCCGAAGGTCCTCTTACGTTCATTCTTCGGTTGTTTCGGTTGCTTCTTCTTCGTCAGGGGGATTCAGATATTCCAGAGTCTCGATAGCACCGAGTAGTTTGAGTGCAGTCTGTTCGTTTTCACGAATCTTTTGCTGCATGTCTTTGGTTTCTTGAATAATCCTAGCATAACGATCTTTGAACCCTTTGAGTAGTTCTACGGGGTCCTGAATTTCTGTCACATCAGCAGGCATCAGTTCTTCTCCTTGTTAACTAATTGTAAAAGTAGACTTTTAATGTCCGACACATCAGATTTTAGAGCATTAACTTCACTTTGTAAAGTGTTGAACTGCTCCTTCTTCTTTTGCCTTTCATTATAGGAGGACATATAGTTGTCATATATGTCCTGGTCACGGAGGAGGATAGCGTTAGAATCCTTGTCTCGGAAGAGACCCTTATTCTCGTCCCCCTCCACTGGTATGTATTTAGGTACTCCTTTCTTCATGATGCAAATGCAATCGCTCTCATATCTTTGATCAGTGGTACTTTCGCTTGGTTCTTAGACTTCATCACGATCTTGATTTGGAATGCTTGGAATTCCTCACCTTCGACCACGTACTCGAAGTCTTCCCACTCTTCCTCACCGACGTTAGTTGAGCCGATTTCAGGAACAGGGATCTTAACGAATCCAATATCATTTATCTGTTTTTCGGAACCAGGTTTCTGGGTACGATAGTAGAGATCGATGTTGGAATCACCATAGCGTTGCATGGAGATCATCACTCGGATAGATCTAGACACGTTAGCGAGTCTAGCAACTCTGGTCAAGTAAACTGCATCGTTCTGATCGCCATAAGGCAGTGTAGATACATCACCTTGTGGGTTGATTTCAGATTGCAGACCCAAGACCTGAGGACCGCCAGCCCAGGCGTTGATTCTGTTAGAAGTAGTGATAACAGAAACACGGTCAAGGTCGATGATGGGCGACAGGTTATCAACACTTGTATTCATGTTGATCTTCATAGTCAGAGACTTACTACCTTCCAGTTTATTATCTTCGTTCAGCTGCGAGCAGATAATTCTTGGGTTGTCGTAGTAGTTCTCCTCATTGATCTGGATTTCATCATATGCACCATTGTTCACGAACGACGCTTGGTCAGTGATAGTGCTGCCACTACCGATAGATGTACCAGACGTTGTGTTCAGACTAGGAACAACTCCTGTCTCCTTGAACTGCATGATCTGAATGGTAGGTGTAATCAATTCAAACGGAATGTTCTTAGTTGCTTGCACCTTATGTCCACCTGTTCTGATACCAACGTTAGCAACAGATTGTGTCACGATAGCGTAAGAATCGAGAGTAGGATCTTGAATACCACTGTGGACCTTGTTGATTTCTGTCAGAGGAATACCGTCAAGGTTGTAGCATTCGACCTTAGCACCTGTTGCCCATTCCTGAGCAGCAGTACCACCAACACCTCTACCAGAAGGAGCAACAGTAATTGTTTGACCGTCGTCACTGATAGCAGAGTATGCAATGATCTCGTCGGGAGCAAACTTACTGATATCAGTCCATGCTTCCGTACCACCATCTGTGCCAGGTAGAGCACCAACAGGCATAGGCATTGCAAACACATCACTAGTAATTCTCACGTAACCAGGGTTAGTAGTAGAGATAGGTCTACCATTAACGATCTTGTGGAAGGAACCAGCGTTGCTTACACCAATCTGTGTAGCGGTACTAGACAGAGTTTGTGTGGACTCAGTAGGTGGCATTTCAGATACAACACCCGTAATCTCAACGTTGTTGGATCTGTTGTGCATACCATGGTTAGGATGAATCATCACAACCTTCTTATCCACGGAACGTGTTGTAGGCGTAACGGCAGGGTATGCAGTGTAGGAGTCACCACTGTATGCAACAGCAGAGTAACCAGATACCTGAATACTACCACCAGCGATGTTCAACTGTTCAGTAGAGGAATCAAACGCTTTGTCAACATAGTTGGCAATAATAGTACCGTATGTACCAACAGCAGGATCATACGATGTAATAGTACCAGTTGCACCAGAGGTTGCACCAACGAAGGTGTCACCAGCAGCAGGAGTACCGTTTGCAGGTGCTGCTGACAGAGTGAAGGTAACGAGAGACTGAGAAGACTTCAAGGACTGGAATGGGTTACCATTACCATCAAGGAAACCTTGCTCAAAGGTGCCAACAATACCCTTAACTGTCAGGGTTTGTGGGTTGGAAGTAGAATCAAACTCTTCAATAGTTGCCTCAGCATTAGAAGGAGTCTGAATAACACGAGCACCAATGGTGAAGTTGTAAGAGTTGCCAGTAGGCAGAGTCAGTGTCTGCTTAGGTTCAATAGTCAGAACAGGGTTGACAGTCAGTGAACTGATACCGTCGTTACCAGATCCAAGTTCAGCATTGACGAAGGTGGCATTACCAATGACATTCTTATTAAATACAGCACGATAGAGATTGAACTTCAAGTCTTCATACTGGTCAGCGGTCCACGTAGATGCGTTCTGTGATTTGAAGAGCACACCAGCGTAGGGCTGTTCAGAGATCGTTCTTGTACCAGTGATGTCGATATCACCCATACGTGAGATCCAAACCTTGTATTCGTTAGAGTCAGAGAACAGCACGAAGCAATGTTCTTCGGACTCAGGAATGTATACAGGTGCAGGGAAGTTAAATCTAGTGGAGATAGAAGCGTTATCAGACACTTCAACCTCAGAAGGTTTCAGAGTAACGTCAGAGAAAGGAAGGATGTCCTTAGTAGGATAACCATTCTCCATAGGACGGATCTGCATCGAGATAGGAATCTTTTGATCCTTTGTACCGAAGAAGATGTCCACACCTGTCACAAATGTACCACCTTGCTCTTCCAGCAAGAAGGATTGTGCCAGAGGGTCCCACCAACCAACCTGTCTGGTGTTGGTACGAACAGAACGAACGGTTCTTCTTTGTGTAACGGTATCTCTAACAACCGCAGCGTTACGAACGGCAAGAATGTTTTCTTGCAGGGTATTCAGTGTACCTCTTGCTGTGTATTCTGCCTCAGCAGCAGAGTCAACAGCACCTGGCAGTCTGCTATCAGTCTCAGAAGAGGACAGACGGAAGACTCTGGAACCAGTTGCCCAACGTGGGTTAGCATCGTTAGCAGGGTTAGGAATCCAGAATGCACCTCTGATAATACCAACAAGGTCAGATACCAGACGACGGTCCTTAACCACAGCACGAGCACCAGAGGTTGCACCAATCAGAACCTCACCCACAGCAAAGTTGCCATAGAAGTTAGGGTTGACAGTAGCGGAAAGAACCTCAGTGTCGATGTTCAGAATACCAGTCTGCGATGCATAAGAGTCAGGCAGAGGATCGTTAGTTGCACTATATGGATCAGTTGTCAGACCATCGTTAGGTGCAGCAACACGGAATCTACAACCAGATTGCACACCATACACAGTCTCACCAATAACAAAGGGAGTTTCATTAGTGCTGCTATCTTCGGAAGAGTTCTTAACGATCTCAATCAGTTTAGGAATGATATAGTTTGCGATGTTATCGTTGTCGAAGAACGCATACATTCTTGTCTTAGGCTTCACACGCTCAACGTCGAATCCGACATTACGAGAGCGGATCCATGGGATGAATGTGCTATCGATGACGCTATCACCCAAGGAACGACGGTCAATTCTAGGAACGACTCTAAGTCGAGTACCAGATCTAACCTGACGACGTGTCGTAGTAATAGTCTGACCTTGCAGAACACGTCTCGGTACACCACGAGCGAATGAGGTTTCTCTCCATGTTCTAGTGCCAGTTCTTCTCTGACCAGTCCAGGTAGTTCTCCATGCTCTCCACTGAACAGGGGCGAAACCTCTGTTGTTAGTGCCGAGTCTCTCACGAGTTGCACGGAAGTTACCTTCAATAGTAGTAACACGAGCAGGAACACGACGTGTATCTGTCCAGTCATCAGATGCAGGCAGAAGGTCGATACGTCCGATGAAGGTAAACACGTTGAACGGGTTCACGTTCTCCATACGAGAAGCGTAAGGCTGGACGATGATCGGATCCTCTTCATAAGGAAGAGTCAGAACATTACCACCAATCTTTCCACCCAGTGCAGGGTTCTGTCTCCACCAAACAAGGTTGGAAGACAGAGAAGTGCTGTATTGCAGAGCAACGTTAGTAGTGTAGTGAGACGGTCTAAGGATGCCCTCAGTAAAGTCCATCGAACACTTGAAGTCCTGATTCTCTACATCAGAAGAGGAGTGATCAGTAAAGTCATCCACCAGGAATCCATTCTTCAATCTGTCGAAACCATCAGAGTCAAATGCTTTGAGGTTTCTGGCATCAGATTCAAGGAGTGACAGAGAGGTGTAGTATTCCAGAGACTGCAATCTACGGTCCATGTTACCGATGTCTTCCATCGTGTAACGACGCTGCTGGTGCAGTGTGATCAGAATGTCTTCTTCTACATCATAGACATATGGCTCGTACTGGATCTTCGCCAGCAACATAGCGTTGTCAATGTCATCTGCTTCTGGGGGATCCTCAGCAGGAACACCCTTAGACAGTTTGAGGTCACCATCATGTGCCATGAACAGTTTGTCCTGTCTAGGCAGATAGTATTCATAGTCAAGACGGATTTGTTCTTCTACCTTAGGAATGTTGAAGATGGTAGAACCACCTGCACCACCAGCTGAGGTAAAGACACGAGAATCGAAGTCAAGAGATTTACAGTTAGTGAAGAAGGGTTGTTCAACAGTACCAGAACCAGATGCAAGTTCACCAACAGCAGGACGGAAGTCCAGAGTGTCAGTCAGATACTGACTGTTACGATCTCCACGAACTCTGGGAATCTCAGAGAAGTTGATACCAGTATAAGACTGGTTGGTGAAGTAATCACCAGATGCTTCATGGATAAAGTAGTCAAACACAACTGCCAACTTACGCTTGGGCTCAGACGTGCCTGCTTTTCTTACAAGTTTAGATACACTGTAATAGTAAGAAGTAGTATTTGTGTCGAGGTAATAGTCCTGAGTGATGTTCTTAGAACCAGTTTCCAGAGCATTCTCACCATCATCTACAACACCAACCAGAGCGTTCAGGTCATCATCGAAACCATCGATGGTTTCACCAGTGTTAAAGAACTCAGTAGAAACAGGAACAACATACAGTCTGTTGTTTGCAGCGTTGAATGATACAACACGAGCTCTGGCGTTAGAAGTTCTACCAATAACAACAGAACCAGGATCAAAGTATACGTTCTCGGTAAGAGTGATGTAAGGAACCTTAGCATCGTCATCGTCAGCTGACTCGAATACAGCGTGCAATGCATACACGTCGTTCAGAGCAAATGAGAGTTCCTCATCCTCAATACGGGTGCCATACAGGTTACCATATGCCAGACCATAATTGATAACATCATTTTGATTTCTGGTGCGAATGACCTTCATGGTCCTCATCTTCGCAGCAGTCTTAATCTTCTTAGATACTGTGTTCACAGACACAGCAGCAGTCAGTGTTACCTGAGAGATGTTGTTGACTGTACCACCAGAACCATCATTCAGACCAGTAACCTGCAAGGACTGTCTGTTAGCACCAAAGGATACACCGATAGTTGGGTTCTGCTTTTCAGACTCATTTTCGATGTCAAGGTTAGTACCAACTGCCCAACCATATCCTGTGTTGTCGTTAGCACCAACAGTAATAGTCAGGTTATAGTTCTCACCATCAAGAGTAGTAAACTGCTCGTTCTCAGGCAGCGTGAAGGTCACGTCACCAGAAGACAGCGGCTTGTTAGCAAAGGTCTTGATAGTAATAAATGATTCGTCAGCAACAGACTTGATAGCACGCTTCGGCATGTCGATAGCGAGCTCACCATCTCTATTAAGTTTCTCAGTGAAGTAAGGACGGAGACGTGTTACCTGAGTAGCAGGATATTCAGCGTCAGTAACACTACCCTTAGTCAGAGAGGTGTCAAGTTTTGCCTCTTGTGATCCAAAATCGAAGACAGGAGTCAGACCAGTATTCTTTCTGTTGTTAGCAGTATATGCAACGTTAGCAGGATCGATTCTCTTAATACGGAGAGAAGTAGAACCTTTCTTATCTGTTGCAGTTGGAGAAATAACATCACCTGCACGGAGATCAGCAGAGAACTCAGTGTCAAAACCAGTGATGTCTTGTCCACTTGCTTGATCAACAGTAATAGTCTTACCAATCAAGGTAAGAGATTCTGTCAAAGCAAGAGATGCTGTAAAGATAGGAGTAGCGTTGCTGGAAGATTCATAACCAACCAACTGACGAACGTCTGATCTTTCATATGCATAGACAGAGTTCAATACATCAAGAACTCTTCCGTCACGCTCGATAACTTCACCTTGCTGGAACTGACCAGATACCTGGTGAACCATTGCATAGTCAGCAGCGGCAGAATAAACGTAACCTCTTGCACCAGAAGAACGACCAACAAGAAGTTCACCGTCGATGATGCTCTGAGAAGATGCAAAGTTCAGAGCAGTGAACATCTGGATATCGAAGAGGAAGCAGTTATACTTATTGCCATCCTTTTCGAGTTGAAGGACTCTTGCCTTACCAATCAGATTACCTTTAATAGTGTTAGAAGGACCAGTTCCCAACCAGTCATCTCTAAGGTCAACAGTCTGATAGCACTCAGTTACGTTCTCACCAGAGATACGAGGCCATCCCCAAACATCATATACTTCTACTGCCTGAGACAGGTCAACAGGAACGATTTGGTTCTGACGACCAACAAAGGTACGAGGTTTCGGAGTGTCCACATAAGTAGGTGCCAGAATTTGTGTTCTGTAACCTTTTACATATGCTTTACCAGGTCCAACTTCAATAGCAGCGAAGTTCTCGGATGCAACTTGTCCCTCAGGAGAGATTTGACCAGGGGTATATACACCATTGTTGAAGTTATCGTTCAGGTGCTCTCTGGCACGTACGTCGAACGTATCGACAACATAGTCACCATGCGTTTCGTACGTTCTACGAGCAATCGACTTCTCGATCTCGTTATATTCCGTACGGTCAACAAAGTTCTCAACAGTCGAGTTCCTGATGCGAAGCAGTTCGATGAAGTTCTTATCGGTTTCATCGTTGATTGGCTTTTTAACAAGTTGAGTCTTGATTCTGAATCGGTGAGCACCAGGTGCAGAGTAGTTGGACGCACCAATGGCATTATCCGTAAGTGACGGATCATCCTCTGGTGTAATAATTGATTCGCTAACTTCAAATCCAACTCTGTAACTTGGGTTGTTCGTATATTGGTCAAGGATGATATATTCAGAAGGAATATCAACGAAGTGTCCACGGATGAAGTACACACCTTCACTGATGTATGCAGTAGAACCAACCTGTGCAGCGTCTACTGGCAGCATCTGAGCAAACGGAGAACCAGTTTCGATCAGGGTGTTACCAAAGGTAATTTCCTGTTCAGCAACCAACTGTTCGTTGTTTTGGAATCTCTTAGTTGTAGTGCTAGATGTAGTGTCCCCAGATTCTACATACTTCACATAGAAAGTGATGTAACCACGATCACTTTGAGTAGCAGGAATAGTATAAAGAACCTTTGCCTTAATACCTGTGGTCAGACCTTCAATGATCTTACCTTCAAGTTGAGTTCTATAAGTTTCAACGTCTACACCCAGGAATGCCTGCTGAATCAGAATACAATCAACGTTCAGGTCATAACCCACCTGACCAGGGATGACCATCGCACCCTCTTTGAAGAGGTGCTGACCCATTGCTTCGATCTGATTCTGCAAGATCGATTGCATAGTCGTAAGTTCCCTTGCTTGGATTGGGAATCCAGGGCGGAAGAGAACTCTGTAAAAGTTTTTATCCTTATCGAAATCGTCGAAGTAAGGAGAAATGTTTAGGTTAGTATTCTGGGGCATCTCGTTAGAACTCGATTACGATTTTGATATCTTCAATTTGGTCACCAGCACGACTGATCGCGCCTCTATTATCTATATAGATGATCTCGCCAGAGTTCGGTTCGATCTCTGACTTAGCATAACCATTGGTGAACGACATACCAAGATCGTACTCAGTGTTGTTGATAACACGAGTAGAAATACCCGACACAACAGGGAAGTTGATGTCTGGGTCTGCCGATGTACCTGAGGTAGAACCTGTTACAGGGTTACCACCTTCAAACTCTGTGAGGTTACCAGTAATCTCAGGGAACACACCGTCAATTCTGTTCTGATAGTATTTCAGAACTTTGGTAATGTTATTCCAAGAGATAACTCGACCACGAGCAGTTACCTGCTGACCACCAACCGTTCTAGACTGGGTAATAATCTCATCAGTCTGGAACTGACCAGTAAAGGTTGGAGAGAAGATAACAGCTTTTGTAGCAGACAGAGTAACAGCGGATGTAAGTTCTGTCGTGCCATACTGATTCGGGTTGATCACAAGACCAATACGACGGTAGTCGTTATCAGTCGGGAAGTCACCTGATCCTTCATCGTAGGTAAACTTCGTGTTGATCATCACACGATAACCGCCCAGTTCTTTGGCGGGGTTTGAACCATGACCAGTGTCGGGAGGAATGATAACGTCAATGGCAGCACCAGTACCTGTACCAGCACCAATACCGTTGACCTCATCAATAACAACCTTACCGAAAGTATATCCAGAACCACCAGAGGTCACTGTGGCGTTTACAATTTTACCACCGTCAACCACCAGAGAAACACGACCACCAACGCCGTCGCCCTTGATAGGTACGTTCTCATAAGTACCGTTGTTATAACCAGTACCAGATGCTTGGATCACAACACTGTCAATCTCACCACCAACGGCATCACCAGTCACAGCAACATCGCTGAGCACAGGCATGTAGTCGTTGGAGAAGAATTTCAGAACTTGTCCAACAGGAATCGTATACAGATACTTCCAGCGGTAACCATCAGCAGTTGTGATAATTGAAGTGGAGGTGCCAGTAGGCTCAACAGTAGAAGGTTTGCCGTTAGGATCAGAAGGACTTGTCCCGTTGTAGATGCACTTATAAACCTGATACTGCGAGTTAACGACGTAGAAGTCCGCGTCGTAGAGTTTCGTAGCACCAGACGATGCTGTTTTGGTCGAAGAATAGTCATGGCGATACATATCATAAACGTAACCCAGACCACCAGTGGTCTGTTCTGGGGGAGTCCAGTCAATACGACGAATAACTTGAATTGTGTCGCTAGCAAGCACACGCTTCAAGGAAATCATATCGGAGAATGTATCCGAGAACTCTTGGAACGAATCCACAGGAGTCGGGGGAGCATTCTCGTTATCCCACTCTTGGGGACGACCGATGAAGACATAGAGTCTGTCACGGGACGAACCTGCAACTAGGTCAGACTGCGTGGGATCGGCACCCTCTAACGACTTAATAAATCGCTTCGCAGTAAAAATTCTAAATTGATCTGTTAGAAGTGCCATCTTTAAGCAATTACCTTCCTTTTATTTATTAGGTTTATTCTGGTTCAGTTCTGACCAGGTTAGTATATTCTTGTCTGTTGAACACAGAGGTAGCACCAGATGTCTGCCCAGACAGAGTATCTGAGGTAGTAAACTTGTAGGTGTTACCATTATTTGTAATGCTGCTGAGTTCTAATATCCGATATCCGAAAGCATCAGCGGTCTGATTAAACGAAACAACCGTTGCCGTAACACCTGTGCTGCTACCAGTAACAGTTTCACCGATTTGATATGGAGTATCATTCCAGGTCTGTACTTTGACAGCAGTAGTAGATGTGTGATCAACACCATCACCCAGAGCACCAGCAGTATTGATAGTGGCAGTCAAAGGAACAAGGTTGGAGTCATAAATCTGATCACCTTGCTGGAACAGTGTAGTGTTCTGTCCACCAACAGTCTCTTCAATACCATACAGAGATGATGCAATACCACCATCAAGGTTGATCTCATCTTCAAAGTCTGTATCAGTATTTACCAGATCAATGATACCGTCGCCAGCACCATCAACTTCATCATCATCTTCAAATACAAATCCTTCTAAGGTTCCGATAGGATCAGTAAAGGTAATAATGCTTCCTTCGGGATCTTCCAACAGAACGTGCGGATTGACACCTGTACCAGAAGATGCAGCAGAACCTGCAATGAACTGAATAACAGCAGTCTTCTCGTTAGATCTACCACCGTCAATGAATGCCAATTCATCAACTTCAAATGTAAGGAATAGTTCCTTAGTGTCAGGACGCCAGTCATAAACAATAGCAACCTTGTTGGACTTATCCTCTTGTACTCTTCTAACACGGTCTGCGACAGTGAAAGAGTAACCAGAGATGCCAGTATTAGGATCAGTTGCCAGGTTATCAAGGATCACACGCTGGTCATAACGGAAGTTAATACCTCTATCACAACCAGTGAAAGAGATAGGTGTCTTACCCGTATATCTAATAATCTCTCTGCCGATCTGGAACTTACCAGAACCAGGGAAAGCGTTAGTAGTTTCTACATACAGAGTTGTGTCAGCAGGTGCAGCGTCTCTAATCAACGCTGTCATATTGAAGAATGAGGACACCAGAGAGGTTCTATTTCTCTGTGTTCTGATCAGGTTGGTATCACGAGTGAAGATAACATTAGGTGCAGATGTATATCCACCACCAGGGTTCAACAGTGTGATGTTTGAGATACGACCCAAGTTGATCTCTGCCTTTGCTTCGGCACCAGATCCACCACCACCAATAATTTGTAGGATAGGAGGAGTTTCAAAGAACTCACCTTCTGATGTAACTCTAATGTTTTCGACAACACCGAACTGATTAACTTCGGCAACACCACTAGCACCAGATCCACCACCACCAGAAATAACAATAGTAATATCTTCGGAAGTATAGTTTCTACCGTTGTTCTCAACAGACAAACCAGTCACACCACCAGTAACAGGGACTAGTTCTGCACCAGATCCACCACCACCTCTTAGGTATGCCTCAGCATTAAAATATCCATCACCAGGTTGATTAACCTGCAAGAAACTAACAGATCCATCGGGATTCAAATAGATGTTAGCGTCTGCATCAACGATACCTTCATCATTACTAACAATATCCAAACGGAGAGGATCATAACCCTCACCAGGGTCAATCACATCAACAGACAGGATCTCACCATTGTCTGCAATGTTTGCTCTTAAAACAGCATCCCTGATAGGAGTACCACAGTTGCCAATAGACAACTTCGGTGGATCGTTAGGGTCATACCCACTACCACCATTAGTTACGATAACGTCCTTAACTCCGTAGACAGAGTTAAAGACGGGTTCGATAGATGCACCTGATCCAGGGACTGTTCTTGGCATTAGACTACAACGATATTACCGACCATGTTTCCATGAATGTTGCACTGATAGACATACGTCGTACCAGCAGCAAGACTTTGTGGAACTGTCCAGTATTGGACTCCATTGATAGAACCACTAGTTCCACTGATCTGAGAACCACCAGCACTCACTCTCAATTCAAGAGGGTGTCCAGATCCAGTAGTGTTATCAAATCTGTATGTAAATCCACGATACACATAGATCGTAGGATCCGCCTGATCATCAATACCAGGACCAGTTACCTGATATGCATTGGTGTTGTTAGAAGAGAATGCATAACTTAGGACAGGAGATGCTACTGCTTCGTATGCAGATGATCCACGAACCAGGGACTGTCCTTCTTGGGCAGAGGGTAGCGCGACAGTGTTAGTAATAGTAAGCGTTGACCCAGATACCGCAGTAGTGATCCCAGTGCCACCAGCAATCGTGACAGTAGAATCAGCGGCGTTAGCAGTATACGAACCAGTATCTCCTGCAAGGGTTTTAAGGACATCTTGGACTACGTTGGGAGAATCGTTGGTGATAGTAATAGCACCAGCGTTCAGGTTGGTAGAGATACCAGACCCACCAGTGAATGTCAGACTGTCAGTAACAGTAGTTGCAGTCGTAGTACCGTTATCAGCACCAAAGGTGGTGAACACATTTTGGTCCAGGTCACCCAAGGTGCCTGTCATATCAATAGTAAGAGTATCACCAACCAGAGTAGTGGAGATGTTAGTACCACCTGCAATAATGAGGGTATCGTTAGGAGCAGAAGCAGTAGTAGTACCAGTATCGGCATTGACACTCTCAAAAAGATTCTGTGTGGTGCCACCGCTACCACCAGTTCCTTGCTCATCATTAGCAGGAGACCACTTACCAGTGGATTCAACCCATTTCAGAACCTGACCGTCAGACGGACCACCATTTACTGTGGTATCAACGTCGTTCAGAACAGTAATACTTTGGTTCTCGTCTACAAGGGGAACCCAAGCAGCAGAGTGAGCAAAGTATGCCTTGCCAGTGCCGTGAACATGAGCAAGCATACCATGATGGTTAGTCGCATCAGGAAGGTCGCCCAGAGTAGCGTAAGGAGCGTACCATTTGAGGTATCCATCGTCTCCATCAATATAGGTATATGCAGAACCAGATCCACCTGCCCACAGTTGGATATCGCCAGTTCCTGTTTGTTTGATGACAATGTTGTCTGTGGCATCACAAACAATATCATTGCCGTTGGTATCCAGGTTACCAGTTAGCAGGTTAAAATCTGCACCACGGAAAGCAGGAGTCGGACTACTGCTCCATTGCAGCACCTGACCATCGGTAATACCAGCACCAATATCAATCAGGATATTAGTTTGGTTACCCAATGCCTCATAAAGTTCATCAAAGTTGGCATTAAATTTAATGGCACCATCTCTTAGGGTATCACCAGTACCATCATTTGCCGAAGATCCAATACCAACTAGCTGTTTTGCCATGATCGTTCTTTTTTTACAGTTCTATTTATGTTGCGTCAAACGAGATAGATGTAGTATCGAACTTAGTATCCGTAGATGAGAAGTCCGCATCTCCTTGACCATCACCAATACCCGTTACAGTCAATGTCACCACGTCCGACATTAGCGGTGAGTTTGTTGCGGGAGTAACGCCCAGTCCAAGAGGACCACGCACCTCACATCTGAACTTATATCCAGACATGTAATTCAATGCAGTGAATTCATATGTGCTATTAGTAGCACCAGTCAACACTGCAAACGAGAATCCACCATCAGTAGATCTGAACCACTGATATGCCTTAGGTCCATCCTCAGGACTGATAGTTGCAGAAATACTAAACGTAACAGTTTGACCAACGTTATGTGTGGCATTCTGCGGTTGATTAGTAATCTGGATAGTTGCAGGGGCAACAGTACCACCACCACCTTGATCAGGAGGAGGAGGTGTAGCAGCACCATTATTAGGTGGTTGATTTAGTACCTCACGAGATGTCAAACCAACCAGGTATGGGAACACTGGAAGTAGGTTCTGCTCACTATCTAATTCAGTAGAAAGGAAGTAAGCATATGTACCATCTTGGAACTCAGGTGTGACACAAAAACGTCCATTATGGTAGTCGAGGTTACCAAGACCCTCAGCATACTCCCAGTCCGCCATCAGAGCGCCTGCTGGGGGGTTCTGCTGACTATCTCCATAGGATGGTCTATTCTCTGCTTCTTCTGATTTAACTCTGTATGAACTAGTTGCAAGACCAATATCACTATCGTTGTTCCAAGGATCGGTATACATGTATGGTCCGTATACAGGGAACCCATCAAAAGCATAACCAAGAATCTTAGAGTGACCATCTGGATGTCTCAGGTTGTCACCGTTGTACTGAGATGCTCCATAGTAATCGTTATATGATGCCATCACAGAATCTGCTTTCCAGCAACCAAGAAACTCAGTGTCATGATAGTGATACTGACCAGTTACTTCTGGATGACCACCACAATTATCATCACCAAAGTTTACTGGCGACCCTTCAAAATGTGCATTCCATTGGAATCCAGTCGGAGGATTTCCTCCTGCTCCTGCACTGGGATTGAAAAATACAACGCCATTAGCAGCAACCCCAATAGCGCCCAACGGTGTTTCGGACCTTCCATTACGTTGATCATAATATTCGTACGTGCCGTTATAACCTGATCTTTGGAAATCCATAATCAGTTCTAGATACTGATCACTTGCTCTCCAAAACTCACCAGCAGTGGCAGTCTGCTCAGTGCCTTTATATACAAATACTTGCTTCCTTTCGTTGACAGTATTCTCATCGAATACAAACAAGATTCTGTCACCAACTCTGATAGCAGAACCTAGAAGAGTATTGTCAGCAACCGATAATGGAATCTGAATAAAGAACCCATCATGGACAAAGGTGTTAGCATCAAACGTCCTAGTGACGCCAAAAGTCCCACCCCTGTAATAAAAAGTATGTTCAAAATCCTGCTCAGTTACCTGGTTAGGATTATTGGCATTGGGAAAAGTACCATACAGTACGGGGTTTGGAAGTCCATCCCCGTCCACTGTAAGGTTTCTAGTACCAGCGTTATATTCAGCGGTTGCTGTCATTGCACTTTTTGACTATTTATTGGAAGATCTGAGTCGGGTTGAAGTTGGTGACGATAGTAGCACCAGTCTGAACTGTGAGGATCACAGAGTTGGAGTAGACAGGTGTAGCACCAGCAGCAGTGACTGCGACACGGAATTCATCACCATCATCTGCCTGTTCAGCAGCGTTAGATGTGTAAACCGAGAGTGTGGAACCAGTGATGTTGTTCCAATCAGTTTCACCGTATTGCTTGCGCTGCCACTGATAGTTCAGTGCAGTTGTTCCAACTTGATTGTCAGAACTGTTAACGAACTGAGCGATGATAGTGAACTGTGCAGTCTGGTCTTGGTTCACGGTCACGTTCACAGGTTGTGAAACGATGTTGATGTAACCAGGTGTAATAACGATCGGGTTACCCTGAGCGTCAGTACCCTCACCAGCGTAGGTATCGAAACCTTGGTTGACAGCAGGTCCAGTAGGAACAACGAAGTCGTCATCAACGGTAGTCTCGACAGTAACTGCGGGTTGTGCGTAACCAATACCAGGAGTCTTCACGTCGATTCTCATCAGACCCATCAGAGCGCGGACACGACCGTCGAAACCAGTCGAGGAAACCACGTCCACGTTCGGGCGTGAGGTGTAACCATCACCAGGTGCGGTAATGATTGCCTTGGTGATCTCACCAGACTTGATGTCAGCAAGTGCCTCAGCGTTACGACCCTTGACGGTTCCTGTGTACTCGAAGGTAATCAAGGAGTTTGAGGATTCGATCAGAGCGACTTCACGAGGATCTGCCTCACCTTCGATTTGCAGGATGTCACCAGCCTCAATCGGAGGTACGACAGTCGCCGCGATCACGTCAGCATCAGAACCGATGTAGGAGAAGGCAACGAACGTAGATCCTGCGCGAGGAATCTCAGCGAAGATGATTCTAGAACCAACCAGTTCATAACCAACACCAGGTTCCTGAATCACACCATTGAGCGAGACGATGATGTTGTTCTCAGGCAGGATAGTGTTGGACGACACACCTTCTGTCAGAGTCAGGGAGTAGAAACCACCCTGATACTTCAAGTTGAAGGAGGAACGCAGAGAGTCAAACTCGAAACTGATGTCATCGAGTTGTCTCAGTTTACCCACGTAGTAACCAATGAATTCGGAACCAATGGTGGGAGGTTCAGTAAACTGGATCTGGTCAGAGAACGCAGTGTAGGCGTAGTTTGCACCAGGAGGTTGCAGCACACCGTTGACGAACACGAGCAGGTGTCCAGCGGGATCTGGGAAGTAAGACTCGCCGTTGTTGACAGTGAGTTTGAAGGAATCAGCAGTGCCGTCGAATCCACGGAAGAAGCGATCACAACGTCCGAGAAGACCCTTAGATTGAGATACAGCAGCGTACCAACCGTAGTCAGATCTGATAGTGAGGTTGCTGGGGAAGTCGCCATTTACATCTTCCAACCAGATGCGACCAGTGTTACCACTGATTGCTTTACCTGCGACCTTACCGTATGAGGTGTAGTTGGTAACAGTCTGACCGATGATGTCACAAGAGATAATCGGGAAGTTGTTGAGGTTCTCAAATCTACCAAGTCCAGTACCACCTGCGAGCAGCTCAGCGGGGTCAACAGTTGTAGATCCGTCAGCACCAGCGCCATAGGGTTGCAGGTTTGCAATCCAGATCTTGTGGATGCCATTGTCAGGATCATAGACGTAATCCGTAACCATAGCAGTCCAACCAGGGATCTTAGGTACAGAACCCGACAGGAGATAAACTAGATCACCAGCAGAGAAGTCACCTTCAAAACCTTGGTCTCTCAGGACATTATTAACATCACACTCGACAACCTGGGTCGCGTGTACGAACTGGTTGAGTTCGATATCTTGGAATCCGACCTTAGTGATGTTACCGATATCAAGGATCTTATCAGTGATAGAACCGTAAATGATGTCGCCATCAATGAAGTTATCTTGCAGAGTTTCAATGTCAATCGTAATACGACCACCCAGGTTGCTAGTCAAGGAACCAGCAGAGTTTTCGTAGGAAACGATGGTTGCCTCAGCGCCATTACCTTTGTTGAAGATAATCTCACCGTTAGCGAATGCACCGCGATCGATGTTGATCAACATACGATCAGTTCCTGTGCCAACCAGTTCTGCGGTTTCACCACTATCAACACCTTCCAGAACCTGAGTGGCACTGAACGAACCAGTGATATTCTCTACATAAATCCAACCTTCATCGGAGTTATCACCCGTGAGGGTAGAGGTTTGAAGGACGATACCGTAGTTAGAACCAGCACCTTGAACTTGGACTCTTTCACCAACAGTGAATCTGCCCGTAGCAACTCTGATCTCATATCTGCGGTACATCTTGACGATTTCCGCTTCGTTGTTTCTAGTTCTGACAATCTCAGAAGAAGCGTTAGATGTAGTACCAACAACCACGTCAGCAAGGTTGAAACCACCACTGATGGGGTTATCAACGTCTCTGGTGCCATATGTAGTTGCCTTACGATGGATGCCAGAGCGTACAGGAGATGACAGTTGCTGAGCACCAGTCAGTCTGGTGTCAACTGCGAATCTTCTAAATCTAGCGTCATGACGAATCTCAGTTGTAACTTCAAACTGTGAAGGAGTTGCATTCAACACATAGTAATAAGGTTGCGATCCGAATGCAGACTCAACGTCACCAGATGCAATCGCGTAAGAAAGAACATCACCACGGGAGTAGAAGTTAGGACGCTGGATGATAATCCTATGCTCTCTGTTCTCAAATCCAACTTCAACAGTCGGAGTGTTAATGATCAGGTCAGGATCAGTGTTCCAGTCAGTACCTTCGTCAAACAGGTTACGTTGGTTAGTGGCATGAACGTTGTTAGTCCACTGAACGCTGTTTTGTGCAGGAGGTGTACCTCTGCTGATAGCGAAGTATGCAGCATTGAGAGAACTATCAATCTTGAACTGAGTAGACTCTTTCTCATATTCAAAGCGGTTATCAATCGCACCCGTACCAAAGTGGGTCTCATCTTGATATATGTCATATCCGAAGAACTCACCACCCACGAGCACGTCATTGTAATCATCAAGAATACGCTTGGCGTACTCACTGACTCTGGTCACATACCAGAGCAAGTGTTGCTTGGTAACATCAGGGAATGCGATGAAGTTGCCCTCACCATCAAACCAGGTGTTGACGAGTCTCAGGATACCAACGTTACCGCCAGTGTTCAGGTCATACAGCAGACCCTTGACCAGTTCCTCACCGAAAGCGAGGTCGGCAGTTGTAGTCGGATATGCAGTTTGTACCTCAGCAAATGCCTTGCCTGCGACAACATGACTGTTGAACAGGATACGTCTAGCAGCAGTCTTATCGGACTTACTACCACCACCCAACGATTCGCTCATGAGATCAAACAGAGTCTCAGAGGCAGACGTTACGTTGTAGCAAGTGTAATACTGATATGCAGCGTTGCTGTTGTAACCAGTGTTGCGGGTAACAGTAGTGAGGTGACTTGGGGCAGGAGATCCAGAGGCAGCAACAGTGATGGTGTTAAGAACAATATCGAAGAGAGATTCGATGTTAGTTGCCTGTGTCTGACAAGTCTGATTCCATTCGCTACCACCTTCGTAGGTAACAGTAACGTCACGCTCAACCATCTCAGGAGAATACTTGACAGGCCAGATGTATGGCATTGTCTTAGTAATAGTCCCGTCAGTAATATCAGTAGGTGTAGTGATTGTATCGGTTACGATTGTCATCAGCGTAGTGATGGCATCAGCAACGTTGACGCACTTGGGATTAGCAGTATCCGCAGTGATGCTATAACCACCATCGCTATATGGAGGATAATCCAGATCAGCGTAGAACTTCTGAGTGTAACCATGACCAGCGGTGACAGTAATAGTCTCACCTCTCATGGATTGGATTGCAAGATCTCTTGCTTTCTCCAAGATCCAGATAGACTCAGTAGAAACACCTACGATGTGTGCCAGGTTAGATCCAGAGACATACAGTTCAGATGCCATGAACACCTTGTTGTTACCACCGTATTTGAGGTTCCAAACCATCGCTTGGAGAACGTCGGTAACGTCATGGACACAATCAATATAACCGTTAGTGGTGATAGCGTTTTGCTCAGCACTTACGAAGGTGTGTGCGTACTGGAATTCAGCAGCAGCAACACCGACGTTAACGGTCAGTGTGTTTGCATCAACAACTGTGACTGCCAAGGAAGAACCCCATGCAGGGTCACTGGCGCGAGGATAAGAATGCTCAGTAGCATTAGAGTCCTGTGTGCAAGTGAAAGTCAGAGAACCAGGTCTGATGGTAATTCTGTTACCAGTAGACAGTCCATGATTTGGGGTTGTGTCGATAGTCAGCAGACCACTAGTGTGGTTGTAAGTGACGTTACTAGGAGTCAACTCAACACCACCAGATCCACTCTGACCATTGATGTTCAGTGAGGGGAACTGTGCTCTACCCTGAGCGACTGCTTCCTCAGCAATGAAGCGGATGTTTCTGTCGATGATATTTGCAGCATCGATAAACCTGTCAGCAACAGCGTTTCTCTCATAGGTTTGAACGTCAACCTGTTCAATGGACTCACCGCCACTCAGAGGTTCACCAGTTACAGGATCAACACCACCGCCTTCGGGATCATAGATGTAAAGGTTATCACGACCGAAACCATTACGGATTGTCAGAATGCAGATCTCAGCAGCGATCTTCATAGTATCGAGAGCAGCATCGAGTTCAGCCTCAACGTGCTTCAAGCTGCTATCCTCAGGATTCAGATAGAGATTTGCAGCATCCCATGTGCGAGAGTTACCACCAAATCTGAGGTCATGGATCACAGCATCGATAACATCCATAACGTCATCAACGCAGTTCTGAGCACCGCCAGGGATTGCCAAGTCAAGATACTTGGACATTCCGTTCATTGTGTAGACTGCTTCCTTAGCAATTACATGCTTGTTTCTTTCAAGCATATCGGCAGCATCAAGGTTCTTAGTGATATCAGAACTACTACCAGACTCATAACCTTTGGTGTCGATAGTAATTGTGTCATCTCTATATGCTGGAACCTGAGTGTATTGAGCAACATAATAATCATCTTGATACTCAGGCGACACACCAATACCAGCAGCAGTAGTACCGAAGGACAGGAGAGTGTTATTGATAGCGTGATGTACTAACTTCTTAGTGTAGTCAAATGCATCCAGCATAGGACCAAGTTCATTCTCAATGTGGATGATCTGAGAGTTAGGATCGATATACTGATCAATTACATACTGAGTAGCAGAGTTACCACCAGTGATCAAGTCAGTGATGACAGCAGGCAGGATGTGCTGTTTAAGGTCACGGAGGCAGTAAGGTTCACCATAACCAGGCATGACGAGTTTGTCATACACATTGCCGTTAATATCCTTAATATATGTTGCTTGCAACCAACCGACAACTTCTTCTGAGATGTAATCGCGGTTCTTCCAGATAGCATCGCCACCATCACGGAATCTGTCACCAGTAGGTCCGATGATATCTGCAATGGTGTTACAGAGATCAGTAATCTCATTAGTTACCAGAGAAGATGCAGGAGAAGTAAAGTTATTAGGAATACGAAGCAGTTCAGTGTACTTAGTACCGTTGAAGGTTTCGAGGTCAGCACTGGTAGTAGTGATAACGAAGTTAATAACGTTGGCAAGTTCTGTCCAGGTGTAGATAGATTGGAGCAGTTCATTGCCCACATAGTTCAGTCCACCTTCCTTAGTCAGGTAACCTCTACCAGCGATAACGCTGTTGTAGTTACCACCATAACGAATGTCCTCTACAACTGCTTTCAGGATGTACTCTTTGGTGTCACGCAGACACTTGTTAGTACCCTGTTGTACGCCAACACCATCAGCACTGTCGCCAGGAATGATGAAGTCAGAATACTTCTCCTTCATCAGACCAACAGCAACCTCAGAGATCCAATCGTAGTTCAGTTCGATAAGATCAGCACATCTACGATGCTCGTCACGAGAAAGGTTGATGTCCTCAATGATGAACTGCTTATTATCGTAGTCAACACTCTTAGCGGTAGCAGTAGAGTTGGTTTGACCAGTGTAAACACCATAACGCTCACGATCGCTCAGGATGAACGGCAGTTCCATGCTCATACCGAACGAGATGTTGTTCGTAGAGGTAGGATATGTGAAACCAGGTGTGAAGGTAGCAGTGTAGTCAGAGACTCCCTTCTTGAAGATGATATTATCAACCCAACCAACAAAGTTGTTAGATCCAGCGTAGTCAGAACCAATCTTGAATGCACGCTCCAAGTAGTTGTTGTTGTCAGTGTAGTCACCACCAACTTGTGTGCCATTGACCCACAGTTTAGTGATGTTAGTAGTTCTGGTAACAGCAACGTGATGCCAGGAGTTTGTACCCAGGTTATGAGCAGCAGAGATTTGATCAGAACCGTTATACCACCAGTTGATAGTAGAACCATTCAAATACAGAGCAGGAGATCCTGTCTCAGTAGATCCACTAGTGCGGCAATCCCAGAGGAACTGCACACCACTCAGAGTGGTAGGACGGATCCACATTTCGATGGTGAAGTCACCAGTCTCAAACTTCTGTACATCAGAGATCGGAGAAGAAATATAACCACCAGCATCAATTCTCAGTGACTTGGTGCCAGATTTCTTTTGAAGACCAGTCAGAACTGCATTGTTAGCAGTCAGTACACTGTTGGTAATATACTCTCTGTCTTGCAGAGTTCCAGTGATAGAGTCAGTGAACAACCATTTCAGACCAGAGTTAGTGCCCTTCGCCTCAAAAGATGCACCAGAAGTTACACCTCTGATAGTGTCACCAGGTGTGAAGAATCCAGTGGCACCAGGATCCTTGTAGGATACCTTGAACACACGGAGGTTCTCATTCTCTTGGTAAGATCCATCTGAGATAACAGGGAGTGCGTTGATAGTAGCGAGACTACCAGAAGCGATAGTAGTTGCTGCCAATTCAACCAGGGTATGAATGCCTGCCTGAACGTCAGCACAGTTACCAATGCTCTCGTTTCTACCAGAGTAGTAGTTAGGATCGTAGTATGCAGCAGCAGTGCCACCACCAGTGAATACAGCGTTAGATTCTGCATCAATGAAGGTATGTGCATAACCACCACCAGAGGAGATAGCGTTATTAGTAGCACTTACAAAGGTGTGTACATACTGATCACCAGCACCAGAAGCACCAACGTTTACCGTGATGGTATTTGAGGTGACCGAGGAGATAGAGAGGTATGCACCATTTGCAGGGTCACTAGCACGAGGATATGTGTGGTTTGAACCATTGTCGTCCTGTGTGCAAGTGAAGGTCAAACTATCTTGTGCGATAGTGATGCTGTCACCGATGCTCAACGAGTGAGTACCGATAGTCAGTACCATTACACCAGTTGCGGGGTCATATGTAGCGCCAGTAGGTGTAAACTGTACCAGTGCAGATGCGCCAACGTTGACCTGAATAGTTGTTGCAGTTACTGCGGCAATAGGTAGGTCAGTATTGAAAGCAGGATCCCCAGTACGAGGATAAGAGTGGAAAGAAGCATCTCCGTCAGAAGCACATGTGAAGCGCAAAGCATAGGGCCTAATGCGTACGCTGTCACTAGTTGTGAGGGTATGAGAACCGATGGTCAGGGTCATCAGACCACTGGACGGAACATAGGCCGCGGCGGATACATCAAACTCTTCAAGTTCGGTAGTTCCAGCAGCAGAACCAAGATACGGACCAGCATAAGTGGTCGGATCATTGAGCATGTAACCAGTCTCAGAAGTTCTGGTGTTGACCTGAACATAGAGAAGGTTGTTGATTGCCTTACGGCACATCTCACCTGCTTTTCTGAAAGCAGTGATAGATTCTGCAAGTTCTCCAACCAGACCATTGGTGATAGGAACACCAGCATTGTCGAAGTATTTTCTAGCGAACTCAACAGTCTGGTAGTTACCGTCTCCTGCAATATCCAAAGCAAGAGCATCAACCATCAGACCAATGTCACGACGGCACTTCGCTTCGTTAGCACTGTATGCAGTAGGTTCTGTAAGATCAATCAGATCGTTCAGTGAACCTGCAAGCAGAACCTCAGATACGTTGTCAAACAGAGTTTGCAGCGCAGATTGTACGTCAGAGCAGTTATTGGTTCCATAGTTCTGAGTGTTAGAACCAGGGGTGC